AAATTAATTATTATTGGATTAGTAATTAATTTAAATTTTTATAAAAATATATATTTTATTATTTATAAAATATATATTTTATAATTCAACTGTTATTGGTAATCCAGCAATTAATTTATAAATTTTATCCTACAGGATAAAATTTATAAATTAATTGCTGGATTAGCAATAATAGTTGTTTTTTTAAAAATTAATTATTATTGGATTAGTAATTAATTTAAATTTTTATAAAAATATAAATTAAACAATTCTATTTTTTAACAGAAGGTCTTTATAATAATTATTAATTTGTAATAGATTAGGATTATTTTTTCTAAGAATATGAGAAGAATTATCATCAATAATATATTCCCAAGTTTCTTTATCATTATAACAAAAAATATTTCCAAAATTTTCATATATTCTTAAAAATAAATCCCAAAAACCATGATTTTCATATTCTAATTTAAATGGCACTAATTTATTATATATATATTTATTTATTAATGAACAATCACTAACATAATTAGTTTGTAAATGGTTTTCATATGAATATTCTTTTGGTAATATTATTTTCTTTTTTATATTATTTTTTATTTTAAAGAAAGATGAATAGCAAACTAATTTACCATTTTTTTTACATTCATTAATTTCAAGTTTATATTTATTTTTATAAACATTATCATTACCAGAGAAATAAGCGACCCAATTATTTTTAATTAATTTACTTGCTTTATTTAATTGATAATAAATTCCCAAAGGTCCTTTTCCTGGATGTTCTTCTTTAGAACATATACATAATTCTATTTTATTATTATCTTTAAATTCATTATTAAATAATTCAATAGATTTATCATTTTCAACAGTTGAAATAATTATTTGAATATCTTCTAAACCTTCTTGTTCTAAATGATCATTTATAATTTGTCTTAATCTATTAGAATCATTATTATATGTATTTATAATAACACTTACAGTTGGTGATATATCTAAATTATTGTATAAATCTATAAAATCACTATAAATTATATAATTATTTAAATCATAATTATTTATATATTGATAACATTTATCCGCTAAATTATGATTTACTGATCCTATTTTTTTTGATTCTTCTTCAATTATATCTATTATATTATCTATATTATTTAATGTCCAATTAATACTATTTGGGTAATCTCCATTATGAATACAATTAATTCCCATTAATCCTAATTCTTGAACTGTATTTGCATTTCCATCAAATGATGTTAATCTTATACCTATAAAACATTTTGAATATATTGATGGCATTAATTCATATTCTGTATTTAAATGTTGAGAATCAATATATTCATATTTTGTATATTTATTTTTTATATATTGTAAAATAGGATTATTATAAGTTGAATCACTTTTACCAGAATATACATATATACAATTACCTAATTTAATAGGTTTAAATAAAGATTTTTCAATAAATGAAAATATATGACGAATATGTTTTATATTATTTATACTTAATATATCAGATATATCTTTAGATAAAGCAACATGAAATATATTTGTTTTAGTTTTTAATATTTCTAAAAATTCTTTATCATATATTGTTTTATTATATATATCACTACCTCCCCAACATATTATTCCTATATTATTATGATTTAATATTATTGATTTATCTATATATCTATCATATATACCAAAAAATATTGCAGGTTCAGTATTTGTATAATATGTAGATAAAAAATCATAATATTTAAATATTTTAGATTTAAAAAAGTCTAATGAAGGAGAAATATAAATTTGTTTTAATTTATTTTTAAATTTAATATTTTTTGCAAATTTATAAATAAAATCGGTTTCATTAAATGATTCAAATTCAACAACTTTATGATATAATTTATGTTTATTATAATTATTAAATAATTTTATTTTATCAAATATATCATATTCAGTCCAATTAATACAATTTGGTAAATTATAATTATTAATACAAACTATACCAAATTGACCTAATTTTTTAATAAAATTATTTTCAGAATAACCAGAATCTAATATTATTGCTAAATTTATTTTATTTAAATCAATAATTGTATTTAAATCATCTATTATTAATTTATATTTTTCTAATTTAGAAATTAATGTATTATACATTTTAGAATTTGATTTTATAATTAATATTGATTTATCTTTATTATCTACTATTGATTGTGATGTTGTAGATTTTTTAATACTTAATTTGGGATCTCTTATTTTAATATAATTATTTTTTAATGATTCTATTTCAGTATTAAAAATTTTAATTTTATTTAATTGATTTGATTCTGAATTTACTATAGTATCCATTTTAGTTATACATTCCCAATCATCTCTTATTGATAAAAAATTTTCTTTATTTATTATTCCAAATTTTGCTCCTCCACGATGTAATATTAAACCTGATTCAGCATCTAATCCTCTATCTAATTCTTTTTTAAATAATTTCCAGTCTATTATTTCTAATATTGTATTTTTTATTAATCTACCTGAACCTAAACACCACTGTTTTCTTATATTTTTTGGTATATTTATTAAATTATCTGCTACATATTTTCTTATATATCTTGTATCTCTTATACTATCATATATATAATGTAAATTTTTTCCTACTACATCTAACTCTTTATCTTCCATTGTTATTATACATTCTTCTATCCATCTTTTTGTTAATAAATCATCACTACCAACAAACATTATATATTTTGCATCTAAATATTTAGCATATTCAACACCTTTTTGAAATTTAAATGATAACGGATTATTTTCAACAAAAACATATTTAATATTTAGAGATTTAGCAAAATTAACATCATCATGATTTGAAACTAATAATAAAATATCAGTTTTAATTGTTTGTAATAATAATGCTTCTATACATAATTTTAATATATTATGTCTTCCTAATACTGGTATTATTGTTAATATTTGTCTTGGACTTATTTTTATAAATGATTTTCTTATTTTATTTATTTTTTTAATATCCTTTATACAATTATTTAACATTAATTCATTTTCATTTTCTTCTATTTCTATATCTTTAATATCTGTATAATATTTATTACTTATTGGTTCTTTTTCAGTTTTATATTTTGATTTTATTATATCTAATGATTCTTGTAATTTTCTTAATTCATATTCTTTTTCTAATAATTTAGATCTATTAATTTCTTCACGATCAATAATAATTTTAGGAGGAGATTTAGGAGAATCAGGAGAGGATGGTTCAGCAGGTATAATTTTTCTTAATTGAATAATTTCATCTTTTGGTTTTAAAATAATATTTGGAACAATTAATTCTTTAGATTCATATTTTGCATTTAAAATTGTTGGATCTAATGGAGAAGGATATTTAATAGATTTAACATCCTGTTTATCAATAATAAAATCACCACTATATGAAATAACTGTAGTTAATTCAGATAATTTTATATTATATGTTTCTAATATTTCTAATTCAAATTTAGGAATTTCATTTAATGTAGTAATTGTATTTAATTCATTAAATACATATTGATTATATATATTCTTTGTATCATTATTTAATAAACATATATATGTTGTTCTACCTAATTTTCCTACTTCTGGATAATTTAACATTTTATTAAATATATTTAAACTAATATTTGGTGTAGTATCAAATAATTTCCAACCTATTTTTATTAAATAACTTCTTTTTATTAATAATCCATTGTAATAACATACATCTTCTGGTTTTGAATAATTTATTTTATATAAATATTCAATATCTATTGTTCTTTTAAAAATACTATTATTACTTAAATCTATTATATAATTATTATCTGTTCCAATTATATCATAATCTTTATGTATTAATTCAAATGATTCTTTTGTCCAATGTTTTAAAAATACATCATTTGAATTACATATCATTAATGTCTTAAATTGTAAAAATTTTCCTCTTACAAACATAATTCCATTATTAAATCTATTTATTATTTCTTTTTCAGATGTTATACAATATTCTATATTATGTTTAAATGCTATTTTTAAATGTTCAGTATTATTATTACTTATAATTAATATAATATATACTTTTTTGTGTTGTTTTAATAAACTATCAATACAATGATCTAATAAAACTAAATTATCTAATACATTTATTAAACAAATTATATCAAATATAGAACTATCATTTATTATTGAATTTACATAATTTATTAATTTTGTCCTATACGAATACCATATTTTTGTCTGACTTTTATTTAAATTTTTTATATCATAATCTTTTGTTTCTATATATGTTATAAATTTATCTTCATATAATAATTTAAATACTTTATTATTATAAGTGTTTATTATTTTGAACTTATTTACATCATATTTTCTATTCTCCATTATCTGAAAAAATTGTTTTTTTATTATTTGTTCAATGTCATCCATGTTATTTTACATTTATATATTTTATATATATTAAAAGCGTATAAGTATAATACTTTATAAAAATAATATTATTATATAATAATATTATTTTTATATATATAAAATATATTAGTATATAATAATGGAGAGATTATATCAAGTTATATTATTAATTTTAGTGTTATATGTTTTATGGAGATTATTATTTTCTCGTGAATTTTTTGATTCATCTACTACTGAATTCGTTCCAGAAGGAGATGCTCGTTATGGTTTAAGAGGTAATTTATTAAATACTAAAAGTATTCAAACATTATTCTATCCTGCTGATAGAAATGTTAGAATAAGTAATGCTGGTGCTGATATGTATCAAACATTAAATGTACCAGAAAGTCAAAGTAATCAAAAATGTAATAAAATGGCATGTCCAACAAATGCTGATTTTAATTGTTTAGATACTTGTTATTCATGTCCATCTAAACCATTTGTATCTGGAATTCCATATATACATTCTCATAGATAATTATATAATTAAATAATAATTATATAATTTAATAATATATGAATCAACTTCAATTAGTATTAGGAAGATATAAGAATATAATTTTAGCATTATTATGTACTATATTATTTTACAACATAGTAACTCAAAATATATTATTATTATTATTAATATTTTGTGTAATATATTTTATTGGAGAATCAATGGAATTATTTGATTCAACTACAACTAAATTTGTTCCATTAGGTCATGATAGATATGATTTAAGAGGATTTAGATTAAATACTCATCCACTTTATGATTGTAGAGAAAATTGTCATAATAATTGTTATAATAGTAATTTCTAAATTATATAATTTTTTCTATTTTATTATTATGTATAAATATTTAATAATAATTTTATTATTATTAATTAGTTGTTATTTATATAAATCAATAGAAGGTTTTATGGAATCTGATTTATTATTTACTGCTCATCCAGTTAGACTTATTTGTTGGAAATTTTTTAAATATTTACCAAATTTTAATAGAAGACCTATTTTTTAGTTAAAAAAAACTGAAATTATTATATTTTATTAAATATTTAATAATAATTTAATAAAATGTCTTTTACTAAAACAAAAAAATCAAGTGAAAGAGATGGATTAATTACATTTAATAAATTAATTGAAGAATATACACACACAATAAGATATAATAAAAACGAAATAAGAAGGTCAAAATCTATTGATCTAATTGATGATAATATTTTTAATGAAATTATGGATAAAAAAAATTTTGAATCATTATATAATTATTGTATAAAGAATTATAATGAAGAAAATTTATTGTTTTATGCGGAAGTATTATTATTCAAAACAGTTGATATA